AGAATAATATCTTGAGGGGTGGTCGAGAACGAAATGATGATACCGCCTATAGTATTTATGGAGGGAATGACACCTCATCGATAATGTATGACTCTGGTTCGGATGGTAATGGTGCAAATTGTGATATGATTTTTACAGAATCAAATAATATCTGTTATGGCTGGAAAGAGGGTTCAAGCTCCTGTAATGGCACAGGTTCAACCGATACCATAGACCCATTATTTGCTGGTGTTATCCTTCAAGGCCCAGCATCAAGCCCAGGGTATTATTCTGATGCTGATTATTACGCTCAACTCTATATTCAAGTAACCTCAACGGCCAGAGATACAGCAGATGAAACCGCACCTGTCGTAAATTCAAATGACTATAATAACTTCGCTCGTGGTGCTTCGTGGGATATCGGTGGGTTGGAATACGGCTCGACTCCTGCCGCACCAAGTTGTCAATCCAACTGCTCACTTTGCCTATCGTCTGGAACTTGTGCAGCAAGTGCCTATGGGTGTTTCTGGAATTTGAATGGTACTTGTCAAACAACCGCAGACCCATGTAACCTTTCCTGTTCGGCTTGTTCAACTCAGGTGCTGTGTGAAGCCAGCACTATTCCATGTTTCTACTGGTCAACCCTACAATGTCAATCTACGGCAGAACCGTCACCAGCAACATGCGACAATGATTGTACTCTTTGCCTGACTTCTGGGGCTTGCACAGGCTCAGCAATAACCTGCTATTGGCAATTAGATGGAACTTGTAAGTCTACCGAAGACCCCTGCAATACCTATTGCGGAAGTTGCTCAACGTCAACTTGTGCCTCATCAACAATACCTTGCTACCTTTGGAAAGATAATATCTGCCGATCCCAAACAGAAGATTGCAGTTTGAATGATAATTCAGAGACTTGCGAAGTTAATATAGGTTGCTACTGGCACTATAATGAATCAACACCAACTTGCCAAAACACGATGGAAGGTAAATATCTAATCAAGGAAGCGACACTCTATGGACTCAACTAGACTCTATTTAAAGTGTACCCATTGCGGGCATACATTCAATATTCAAAAAGAAGATGATAGGGTTGGTTTCGCAAACTGTACTTGGTGCAACATGATGGTTGACATAGACAAATCAGAAGAACTCGCCCGAAAGGATTGGCAATGAGTTGGGATAAAGTGGAGAGAAGATCAACAGGTGGTTTTTGCAACCAACACATACAGGTGATAGCGGATAGTGCGGTGATTAAAAACTCCGTACAGAATATCGAGAAGATGATGGCATCTAAGGATGCTTTCAAGGCAGGTGTTATCCTAGTCTTGGTTGCGCAGGGAGTACTTTTGATTACAAACTTAGTCCTGTTCTCATATTTCTACGGAATACAGGTAAGGCAGATTGAGATAAATACAAAGAGACTTGATATCATAGAGCAAGTAGCCAGAGATTTTATTTCAAAGAATGAACATACTCCACCAACCGCTATTGAATAAATGATTTTCGTCAGCTACGCAAAGAAAAGAAAGATTTGTTGGCATAGGTTCAAGAATTTTGAGTCATGGATAAAACATGATAGACAAAAAAGAATGGATAAGGACTAGGGCTTATTTTATCTCACTTCTTCGCCAGAGGCTAGGTAATCCTCAATCGTCAGAAGATGACTGGATAGAAGCTGAGTGGGAATATGAACAGTTTGAAGAACATAACCAACGATTTCACGAGATTTGCGACATAAGGGGGTGAGTATGGAAAAGCTCTACAGTGGTAAGTTTTTATTTACCGTCATTACAGGATTAGTATTTGCATACGCATCGTATTCAAAATTACTAAATGGCGAGCAAATCTATGGGGTGATAATGTTGGTGGTCGCATTTTATTTCAACAAACCACAACAAACAAACGGAGGTGCTAAATGAAGACATGGCAACGGATTTTGATTGTTTTTGTCGGCGGCGGAATTGTTTGGTCACTGTCGTATGTTACAAGCATCAAGCCTGAATTGGCCATGATACTATCGTCTGCCAATGCGACGATTGTCGGGCTTGTTGGATTCTTAACAGGCTGGCAGCCGCAAAGCACATAAGGGGGTGTCTATGGTCTGGTGGGCAGCAGCAGCCGGTGGTGCATTAGGAAAAGTGTTAGGCAAAGCAGCTGAGTGGATCCCGTCTAAAGATGAAGCAAGGCGAAATTCGCTCACAGCCTATAAGAAGGAGCGCGATGAACTTCTCAAACAAAAGCAGAATGATAAGAATACTGCTCGTATGGCTTATCTTAATCAACGTATCATGCAACTTGAAAAAGCCGCTATCAATGCCTAAAGAGCCAAGACATTTGTCATGGGGTATACGCGGAGAGCAAGGTTATAGTCAAGAGGTCATCACAAATTATAATTGGCTCGTTGTCGATACTGAAAAATACGAGTGCAAAGAAAAATGAACGAGCGTAAACAACTTTGGCGCATCTTAGAGACGCTAGGGGTCTGTGTTATTTTTGCTTCTTTGTATGCCATCGGAGGATCCGGAGACTTTTGGGGCGGCCAGAAATGGATAAGGAGATTTCTGGCCCCCGGTCTCTTCTGCATCTGGGCCTTTTTGAGAAGTTTCGACTGGCGGAATCTGGCGGCCATGCCGTTTATGTTCGGAGCACTTTGTCTTCCTTATGGGGCTGATGATTTTATAGGAAAATTTATTCTTAGGGCAAGTTTCGGAGCAGCAAACGGAGTCGCTACATCAATACCAAATTTCTTAAATAAACGATTTGCCCTAGCGATTATGCAAATTATTATTGTGATTGCGGCCAGTGTAGGGGCCGGTGTCTGGAATCAATTCCCGAATGCTATGGTGGAGCAGGCTGTTATAGGGTTTATCATCATCTTCATACCAGCAATGTCTGTTAGAAAAAAAGGAGAATAAAATGTTGGGAATCACTCAAGCCTCAATCGTTTCCGCCGTCTGCGACGCAACCGGAGACGACAGCTCTGACGCCATAGTCAAGGTCCGGAGACTGATCAATGAAAAAGGGCCGGGATTCTGCCTTATCACAAATTGGCCATTCTTGAGGGCTGACACAAGTTTCAGTATTACGACGAGTGCCTACACTTACTCTGGGGCGAGTTATCTTCCGGCAACATTCAAGCGTGCCATAGGAGCTTTTATCAAAGACAGCAATAGCCAAAGATACCCATTAACGGAAGTAAGCGTCAAGGAAGCCTACGAGTGGGCGAATCCCGATGACAACGGAGGCAGGCCGGATGAGTTTTGTATCACCCGGAATGAAAGTGGATATTATGAAATCCAGTTTAACAGACTTCCGGACGGAACTTATACCGTCCAATTTGAACTGGAGCAGAAGTGGGCGAATCTTACTCATGCAACAGCTGAGAGCCTTGTAACGGATGAATATTTTGAAGTCTTTTCTCACTTTGTTTCAATAGCGCGCGCTCGGCAACAAGGCGATCTTGAGCTCTACGGGATCTTAAAAAGTGAATGGTATAACGCAAGAGAACCTGAATCAAGTGTCTTGGGGCGCGCTTTGATAAGTCTAAAATCGCCTTTAAGGCGAAAACGAGTTACACCTGTTCAACCGGCACCTGCCGTTAATGATTATAACTAAGGGATAAAATTATGCTATCAGCAAGATCATTTCCTTTTGTCGCAGTAAATAATTTTTTGGGCGTGAACACAAAAGATTCCAATATCAACATGCTCGACGGGGAATGGAATGAGGATTCAATAAATTGCGTTTCTAACCCACAGGGAGCCTTGGGATCCAGGGCAGGATTTTCAGCCTTAACTTCAGCCTCAATCGGGTCCGGGACGGCATGGTGTGGATTCACGGAATTTCAAGTCCATTCTGGGGGATCGACAACAAAAAATTATGTCGGAGGGGATGAGAAAGGATTTGTCTGGAAATTTGCAAGCGGTGCCTATACAAAGATTTGGTCTACTGAATTGACAGTTACATCTGCCGATGACAAAAGATATAATTTCTTTACCCTGAATAATACTTTGATCATCATCCCGGGGGCCGGAGACTTGCCTTTGTATTATACCGGAAGCGGATCAGCGGCCACCTTAGCATCCGGGGTTACAGCAGATTGGGGTATCGAATGGCAAAGATACGGCTGGCTTCATTCGACCGTAGATCCAAGACTTTTGTATTACTGCGCGGCCCTCGGGGATCCCCGTAGCGCCTATGTAACATTTTTGAATTTTGATGATGATGGAGAACCCTTGAAAGGATGCGGCAAACAAGGTGATGATTTAATTGTTGCGAAGGAACATTCCTTACATCGGATCCAATATCGTGGCACAACACCTCTATTTAAAAAATATCAGATCCCGACAGCCATCGGATCTGTAAACCATGAGACAATCAAAACTCTTCCGGATGGAAGTCTTATCTTTTTAGCACCGGACTGCAATTTTTACAGACTACTCGGTGATACCGCAATTCCCGTAGGGGACAATATTCAGAAATTTATCAGGGACGGGGTGGCGTCGCGTCTTCAATACGCCGTGGCCGGAATCCTGCAACGGAAGAATCAATACTGGTGCAGTTTTTCTCGCACGACAGGCGCAACACAGAATGACCGGACTGTTGTTATGGACTGGTCCCGGCCTTATCCTGATAGGTGGGGAAAAACTCAATTTCCGTGGTTTATCTTTGACATCGGCGCTAACTGTTTTGCTGAGGTCTCCGTGAGCGGTGAGGATCTTCTTTATCACGGGAACTATCTAGGGAGAATGTTCAAGGACGACACTGGGACAAGCGATGCTGGCACAGCAATGCGGACATTCTATCGTTCTAAGTCTTATGATTTTGGTGATCCTACCATGGAAAAGAAATTTATAGACATGGAGTTTACCTATGAGTCCAAAGGAAATTGGGATCTTGACATAAGTGTTGTGTGTGATGAAAACGCGGCTACTCAGAAAATAATGACTCAGAATATGCTGACCGGCGTTGGCGATCAGCCTCTTTGGGATGTGGTCAAATGGGATGATTTTAATTGGGCTTCAGAATCCAACGCAGATACGTCAAAAGAGATTAGCCGGCAAGGGAAATTGATGTATATAACTTTTGGGGCAGATGGAGTCGATGAGGCGTGGAATATGTTGCATTACATCATTCATGCCAGGGCCATGAGAAGGGTGCATAGAAGCCGTGAATCCTCATAAACTTATTAAATTAGGCCCTTGCCCTGTATGCGACAAAACTATCGCAGAAAAAGGTAAAGGCAACGAACATTACAGGACATTTTTTGTCAAATATACCGACGGGACAATTGCGGAATTTGCGATATGCGCTGAGTGCAGGCCTAAATTAACTAAAGAGCAAATCGATATTATTTGTGAGAATCAAATTTTCACTTGGGGCCAAGAGGTATTGCGACAAGTTGTTTGGTATAACTCGGAAGCTGTTTTCTTAAAACCTTTAAAATGGGCGGATAATAAAAGTGGATTATAAATTAAATATTGAAAATCTAAATAATCCGGCAGACCTTCAAAAACTGAAGAGCGCAATCTCTGAGCTCGCCTTTGACCTTGATGCGATTTACACAACAACTGCGCCGAACTTAAACATTTCTGCTCGACAAGGGGTAAGAGCAATTTATCTAAACGGGGCAACGTATGAATATTGGGTGAATGTCGACGGAGGGACAGTCTGGCAAAGACAAGCCGGTCAAAGCGATGTCGTCTTATTAACCGGAGACCAAACTATTGCTGGAATAAAGACATTCTCTTCAATCCCAATCCTTCCAGCCAGCGACCCCACAACAGACCATCAGGCCGCACGGAAACTTTATGTTGACGGGAAATTCAATACTACCACAGGCCATGACCATGATAATTCGGATAGTAAAAAAGTTTTAGCTACAAACTTAGATGCGACAGGGATCTCGACCGGTCACTATTTGCAGGAAAGTTCTGGCGGGATTGCCGGAGCGAATCCGATTGCCCAAGCAACCGCTGGTTCAATCCACGCGAATCAAACAACTGGATTAGGAATAGGAAATTGTGATACTGAAAGGACAACCCAGAGCACAACTTATGTGAAGACAAAATCAATTGTTGTCCCGAAGGCTGGGACATTGACGATAAAATTTGATCTAAAAGCAGGACAAGTTTCCGATATAGTCTATGGAGCAATATACAGGAATGGAGCATTAGTTGGGACTCCACAAACTGATTCGACAGCAGCTTATGTAACAAAATCGGAAGACATTGCAGGATGGTCGATTGGGGATGAATGCCAATTA